GTGTTATGTACATTACATCAGCAGATTGTGCGAACTTAATATCAAATAGTTCTGCAGTTAAGTATGGTGTAGATATTTCAAAAGCTGAACCACCTGATAATACTTGACCTTTATCTTTGAATACTCTCATATACTGATTACCAAACTCAAGAACATAAGTTTGTGTTGTAGAAAATTCAAAAGGTATTAATCTTGTTTTAGCACTACTTGTTTTTACTTCAGCTATAAACTGAGTACCCGGTCTACGAGCTGCAGCACCATGTGGATAGATAACTATATTCTCAAGTGTCTTACAGCCTGCAGGATATTTAGATAGATCATTTCTACCATCTAGTCTTGGTGATAGTTCACCTGCTGTAAAATTTGTAAGTTGTGCAGCTACTCTAGCCATGTATTAGAACCTTGCGTTTATAAATGTACCAGCATCTATAACATCTGCCATTCCATCTTCTTGAGTAGTATTATATCCTTCAGTTGAATCTACAAATCTAGCATCTTTTAATTTATCTTGATAAAGAGCTATCATGTTTTGTTGTGTGGTATTGTTAGATGTAACAGCGTATGCTATATCTGCAGCCAATGCTGCTGATAATGTTTCTCTTAAATTTTCATCATATTGATTTGGGTCTGTAACTCTTGAGATATATAATATCTTCATAGAAGAGTTGTTAGATAGAATTGATCTACCTTCTACTTTGTGGTTTGAATCAAAATCTAATATTCTAAGTAGTCTTAAACAATCACCGGGTAGATCATATTTAAAACTAAATCCCCATGCAGGAGTATCTGTTGATGATGATAACTCTAATCTTTTCTGTAAGCAGTTCCAAGGATGTGATCTAAATACACTATCTCTTATCTGAGTATATCTAGCATTACATAGTCTACCATTTTTTGAATCTTCTGTTAAGGAAACAATAGTTGTAGCACCTAGTTGATTTAATGCTCCATTACAAATGTCTACTATTGATGCCATACTACTTCCTTATAATATACTTACGCCTTATGTGTCTATCTTTTTCTAAGGCATGGATTTCTTCTTCTAATCTTTCTTCCTTAATATCAAATCCATAATGATATTTAGGACCATACTTAAATCTGTCTACCAACACATATCTGTATACATGATTATCTTTTCTAAAATGTAGTACAGTTTTTAAATCTTTTATTTGCTTCATTGCATCCTAGGGGAGTTCCACTCTCGCTTTCCTCCCCTAAAATTCTATTTATTAGTCAATTACATATAACATTTGCAACTGAATAGTACCAGTACCATTAGCACCTGCTAATGTAACTGTAACTGGAACACCATCTTTGTTGGCATCTGTTACTGCATTTTTGTCTAATGCAATCGTGTCTAACACTGCAACACTCTGTGCAGAAGTTGAAGCTGCTGCAGCTTTGTATTGATCTACATCTGCTGCTTCTGCTGTACCATCTGCTTTAGTGTGTGCTGCGTAACCTACAGAGATAGTAGTCGATGAACCTAACGCATCATACGCTACTGAACCTGATAAAAGTCTCGCACCATTTGGTATGCTAAACATGTGTATTGTTGATTGTTCTGCACTCGCTTCGTACTCAGCAAAAGCTACTCTTACTCTTCCAGCAAGTTCGTTTGCTTTTACTTTTTGTGAAGGTGTAGAATCAATCTTAGCTTGTTGTATTGAATCAGCCATAATTATATCCTCCTTCTATTACGCTTCGTGTGCTTGAACTTCTACTACTTTTTCTTCTTCCATTCTTGTAGCACCAATGCTCATGCAGTAGTACACTTGAGTAGCATAAGATTTATCAGCTCTTTCGTCAATACGAGCTTGAACATCTTTGCCAACTGCTAATGTAATACCATCCTGTGCAAATGCGATACATGATCTTTTAGAAGATGCAATAGATAGTCTGTTTGATACTATAAAGTTAAAACCTAAGAACGAGTTGATTTCACCATTTGCTAATGCTTTAACAGTGTTGAAATCTGAACTTGTTACTTCAGTTGTACCTAATAGATCAGTGATTTGTCTTGGGGATACCACGATAAATCTAGCGATTGATGGGTCTACACTTGCTAAGTCGAACTTTTCTTTTGCAGTTCTTAACTTCGCAATAGTTAAACCATCAGTTCCACTTTCTGTAATCTTCTGTGAAGAAGGTAATACAGTTGAAGTCGAACCTGTTTCACCAGTAAATGCAGTTCCTGTAGCGGCACTGATTACCACATCATCCATAGCTCTACCCATTGCCATAGCAGCAGCTTGAGCATAAGATGAAGTCGGGTCTATTAAGAGTCTCACTTTATCTTGTTGATCTATTAAATCCGCAAATTCGTAGTCCGCAAGAGATACTCTTCTTCTAGCATGCGGAGTGTCGATCTGTGGAGTGTCGGAGTGTCTGCTAGTTTTTAAAACAGCAGTTACTTTCCCTACTTGATCGAAGAAAGCATTTTTTCCAACAACAGATTCAAGACGAACTTTGTCTCTTAATAACGATCCCATTTGTTGAGATAGCATTTGAATGTTAGCAGAATACTGCTGTACAAATGCTGTAGTTACTTGTGATGACATATTAGTCTCCCATTGTTATCATTTATATTAAACAATCAGAGAAGTTATCCGCCTACGCAGGCATCTCTTGGATTTTAAGTCTTTTAGACTAGAAGTCTATTCCTTCTTGCCAGTAAGGTTCTTACGAATTGTCTTACCTTTAATCCATTTATAATAAATTTCACAGATTGGCAAGGGGTCTTGTTTCTGAAATTCTGTACCTGTTTCTTTAACAATTCTTAAAATCTCAAGTTTAAGCTCTTCGTTATTTAAGTGTTCATTTGCTGCCACTTAACATCTCCCTTAAAGTATAAACTTGTTGAACAACTTTATCATGATTAGGGTGCGAAGAGTTCCAATATGGACCATTCTTATCATTCATAATCTGATCTATTTCAGTTTGAATATCCTCACTTCTATCCATGTTTTCAGATTCAGTAGACAATATTTTATCTTCTGACATCATGTTTGCAATCTTTGCAAAACCTTTGATGACATCAATATTATCTCCAAGTCTACTTCCATCTGCTAGTTGCATTTCAAATACTTCTGGTGAAAGATTAGCAGTAGCTAATGATTTAGCTTTTGCAATATTTGCATCATAGTCTCTACCCCATTCTTGTCTAAGTAAGTTTTGAGCTTGAGCTTGTGATGTTTCTGCATCTACTTTTGCTTGTTGAGTTTGTGCTTCCATATTATTTTTATAGAAATCTAAGACACCTTTTGCTTGTTCATTATTTAAACCAAGTTTAAAAGATTGATCTTGAAAACTTTTGATAGCTTGTTCATCTAAAGAAACAACATCTGATTTTACATCTAATGAATATTTATCTGCAGATTCTGGTCTACCCATTTTTATATAGGCTTCTTCCCATTGATCTTCAGTAAAGTTTTTATTAGGCACAACCATCTTATCTTGTCCTATCATTCTAGTTGCATTGATGTATGACTTTGCAAGTGCATCTATCTCTGTAAACTTTTCAATGTTAGGATCGTTTCTATAGACTTCGCTAATAGTATCTTTCCAAGTTGATTGGGTGGGTTGTGGTGCAGGTGTGTCTGCTTTGGCAACAGTTGATTGTGTTGCTTGTGGTTGTGCTTCTGTAGTTGTCTGTTCTACAGGCACAGTTTCCTGTGTTATCTGTTCGCTTGACATTTTATCTATCCTTTTTTTGCAGCATTGATTTTATAAATAGAAGAACGCTGCGTTGTCCTTCCATATATGCACTCTCATGACTATCACCTTTTATATTTGTGGTAGTCATAAAATGACATCGTTTTTCAAGATCAGCCATGACTCTTACGCCTTCGTCTGAATTGAATACTGTTTTATAATCTGTTTGTAGTTCTTGTAAGTATTTCTCTAGTTGTTTTGCTTCCATACTATTCCGCTTCTGCGTTTGCTACAGCTCTTGCTTCGTCTGGCAATGCTTTCGCTAGCGGTGCTATATCTCCTCCTGCTTTGGCTACTTGTTGCAGTTGTTGCATCTGTGCCATTTCTTGTTGTTGTTGTGCTGCTTGTTCTCTCTCAGCGTTTACTTGTGATTGTAGTTTTAAAACTTTTTGCGGTACGCCAACTAAGTCTGCTACATGTTTAACTAACGCATCAAAGTTTATGTAATCAAATACAGGAGCAACATTAGCAAGTGATCCTAATATTTCTATTGCTCTAGTAATTGATGAAAGCTCTGTACCTTTTTGTGCTTTGGCTAATGGTGATACATATTCTATTTCTATATCTTGACCAGATAAAAACTCAGGTGCTTGTGCAAACTGATTGTTTCTAAGTAGTATTGCAAAGCATCTATCAATCATTGGTTTTAATAATTCTGATTGTAGTCTACCTAATACTGGACCAAGTAATCTCATCTTCTCTTCGTTTCTTTGTATGACTTCTGTTGCTGTCATTTGTGGTCCTTGTTGTAACAATAGTTGATCTACATAGAATACATTTCTAATTGCAGTTCTTCTTTGTTCTTCCATATTCAAACCTAATGGATTGTTTGCACCAATGTTTAATGGTTCAATTCTATCTCTTGTACCTGATCTATAAAAGTTAAGTCCTCCCGGTACAGTTCTAACTGGTAATAAGAAACCATCATCAGGAACTAATAGAGGTGGGTCTACTTGTTTCTGTGCAGCTTTAATAGTTGTCTTTGACATTTCATTTAGCATCTTAACATCTGGTAGTGCTGTCATTGCAGGTGATCTACCATAGATTTCGTGTGATGCTTTTAAATATCTTGGTACTACAAAAGGAAACTCAACAAAGCCACCTACTGATAGTTCATTACCATTTTTGTATTCTACATAAACAGATTCAAACTCCATGTTCTGTTTATCTTTTTTATTAGGATTAAAGTCTTGTCTTGGATATACAGCATGTAAAATATCTATTTCATCAAATGGATCTTTCTCTACTTTGTTTCTTGCTTCTTCAGATAAGTTATTACCAAACTGTTGAGCAGCAGCTCTAAGTGTAATTTTAAATTTTCTGTATACTGTATCTATTCTACCTTTATCATTTTCAGTAATATATATTTCATTAATGTGTCTTGTAGAAAATTTTAAAAGATCGTTTTGATCTTCTTCAATAAACATTGCAGCAGTACCAAATGTAATTAGATCATGATACAATTCAAATATTTCTTGTTGAAAGTTTGATCTATTGAAGGCTGTATACATAGTATCGGTTACACCTTCTAACCAAAGTTTAGCTTCATCATCTGAATCTAATCCTTCATCCTTATATCTAAGTGAGAACCAAGGAGTAGAAGGGTTAGTCAACATTCCATGTAGGGATGCAGCTAACAATTCTACAGCTTGTATCGGAGAGGAATCAAAAATAAGTTCTGTTCGTTTATCACCTTTTGATCTTGTTCTAGTTACATCAGCTTTTCTAGGTTGCATGTAATCTGCAACTTCTTGCCAATGTGTTTCCCAGTTTTGTCTACCAGTTTTAAGGCGATCAAATCTCGCCATGATAGTTTTTGTTAAATCAGTTTTTGCCATTACGCACCTAATAAACTTGGTTTACCTAATACTAAATTTC